GATTATGGGGTCATCTGGTAAGTACGCAGGAATGACAAGTGCGTTGGTGCTGATATTTGGTCCTAAATATTTGGTCTGGTTTCTTGCCACAGAATATTCTGGTTACCTCTTGTCACCCGCACACAAATGCCTTATGATAGGGCAACAATACTTCGGAACACCAATTCGTAAGTATTATAAAGTGCTAGGAGGTCTCTGTGCTTGGTTAATTGGATATGCTTTCTTAACCACGTTCCTATGAACTTTACCGTATACTCCAAGGATGGATGCCCTTATTGCACCAAAGTTACTGAAGTGCTAGATATCGCTAAATTTAAGTTTGTGGAATATAAACTAGATCAACATTTCGACAGACATGCCTTTTATGAGGAGTTTGGAGGAAATGCAACATTCCCCCAAGTCATGTGTAACGGAGTGAAATTGGGTGGATGTCAAGAAACTGTTAAATACCTCAAAGAACACAACATGGTCTGATGGATAAAGAAGACGTACTCATTGACATTGTAGAAAAAGTTGTCAATGACGCAATGTTTGCCCACAAGCATACTTTCAAAATGTACGACTATTTGATCCACAATGATCTGACAAAACGTGACGTAGTAGATTTCCTCAAGTGTGGAACTGCTAAAAACATCAAAATAACACTTGAAGACCTCGACCTCTTAATTGAGGGGGGTCGTTCTGATATTAAGGAAGCATATCCAAATTGGAAGAAATCCGAAGCAAGAAAGATCAGAAAATACCTTAAATCAATTCTTAGTGATGCTGAAAAATACACAGATAAAAAGTCCCGAAGAGTTCGCTCTAAATAGGGGTATAGAGATTATGCTGCCTAGAGCAAGGAGGGTAAGGCAACCAAGTTGGATTGATCGTACCTTTCGCTTACTAGACCGTTGGGTGCGTATTAGAATAGACATACGTAAGGAGGAACTCAATGGAAACTAGTACAATACTCTTTTTTTCGGGAGTTGGAATGTTTATAACGCTATTACTCGGTGGGGTAATTGGATGGCAATATAACGAGGCCGTGAGCAAGCATACATATAAGAGACAATTAGATAACTTACATCCTGAGTTCTTAGATGGCAACGGATCGTATGTTAACGAAGAACTTCTCGCAGTTCGTTTTCCAGATCCAGATGATCTGCTTGACGAAGACGACGAAGTATGATACAATAGTAAAAATGTGATTTGATATGGCAGCAAGAAAACTACCAAATGATGCACTATTAACCGAAATCCTTCAAAAAGTCTCCTCAGCGAAGACTAAGAAGGAAAAAGTAGATTTACTCCAAGAGTATAATCAAGATGCGTTACGTGCAATTTTAATCATCAATTTTGATGAAACATTAAAATTTCTCCTACCAGATGGAGAAGTACCATTCAATGCTAATGATGCACCTGCAGGTACAGAGCATACTCGTTTAACACATGAGTATCGTGGACTATACAGGTTCTTCAAAGGTGGAGATAGTTCTATTAAAGGAATGAAGAGAGAACAACTCTTTGTACAGTTATTAGAAGGACTTCATGAAGATGAAGCAAATCTATTAGTAAGTGCCTGTAATAAGGATATTCAATCAAAATATCGTGTTACTAAGCAAGTGGTATCCGAAGCATTCCCATCTATAGAATGGGGCAACAGAGGATGATCTGGCAAAGTAATGAAGAGATAGCATCAATTAAAGACAAGTACACTGTCATTCTTTTGCACAGTGCTTGTGATTATGCTGTATCCAGAAGCAAAAAACTTCCTACTAATGCATGTCTAGTCCATTACCTAGACATGAAGAAGGGGGAAGAGCATTACTCTGATCACTATGATATAGTAATGGGAAGTAAAGTAAACATTTTTGATTGCTATTATGACAAAATCGGATCAAAACACCTCAAATCCATCGGATTCTGCGGAGGAACAGTTTCTCCAGGAAATTTCAATATCAAAACATATCTCGCAGCAAGCAAATGATCTCTTCAAAGAGAAGAGAAAGAACCCAAAGGACTTCTTATTTGAAGCAGATCCTAAAGTTCAAGACATTGATGAACTAGCAGATAACCTTTTTGAAGCACTATATGATCACACAAACAATAAATAGTGATATAGACCTACTACATCACTTAAGAGAATACGAACGCATTGCCAATGGGCAAAATCAGGAAACTGAGTGTATGCGTTCCTTTTTGCTCTTTTGGAACCAATATCCAGTAAACTCGGTAGAAATAGTAAACGAGTGGATAGGATTTAGAACCCACCATGAAAGACAAAAAAGCAGCGAAAAAATTAATAAAAAGAGCTAAACTACATCCTGAGTGGTATACCAAGCAAGAAGCATGGTATGCTAAAATGATTAAAAAACAACATGAACGTAAAATTGATGAGCGTGACCCCAGACGCAGAAAAGACGATGGGGTACGTAGCGAGAGTGAGCAATCCGAACAACCAAGGAAATCCAGCAGTAGCTGGTTTACTAGGCTATTGCATAAAGCACGGTCACTGGTCAGTTTTTGAGCAAGCACACATGACAGTGGAGATTGAGACTACTCGTGGTCTCGCTGCACAGATATTAAGACATAGATCATTTACGTTTCAAGAGTTCTCACAAAGATATGCTGACACTAATCTGTTAGCAGAAGAGATACCCATGTTCGATCTTCGTAGTCAAGATTTAAAAAATAGACAGAACAGTATAGACGATGTACCGAAGAACAAAAAAGCAGATCTCCAATACAAGATTGCTGAACATTTTGTTGAAGCGATGGATCTATACAACGAACTCCTCGCTTCGGGTATTGCGAAGGAATGTGCGAGATTTGTTCTCCCGTTAGCGACACCTACAAGACTGTATATGACAGGCAGTGTTCGGTCATGGATCCACTATATAGAATTAAGATCCGCACACGGAACACAAAAAGAACATATGGACGTAGTACATGAAGTCAGGCAGATTTTTAAACAACAGTTTCCTATCTGCACCAACGCTTTAAATTGGGAGTATAAGTAATGCCAATGTATTCAGTGAAACACCTTAAAACAGGTGAGCAAAAGGAAATGACTATGACCATTTCCCAATATGAGGAATGGAGGAAAGATAATCCCGATTGGGATAAAGACTGGATGGCAGGTGTTGCCACTGCAGTCAGTGGGGTAGGTGACTACCAAAACAAACTTCCTCAAGGTTTCAAAGATCGTTTAAATAACGTCAAGAAACATCACCCATACGCTAAGTTCGACAAAATCTAAATGCCTGTAAAAAGTAAGAAGCAACCAACACTTGTTGGTCTATCCACTAGACAAATGAGAAGAAAACCGATCGGTACAGAACATCTAATAGATATCAAACCTCTCACTGATAATCAGGAGAAGGTGTTTGAGGCATGGGATAAATCTAAAAACTTATTCTTATTTGGATGTGCTGGTACTGGTAAATCATTTATTACCATTTATCTTGCACTTCGTGATATACTAGATGAGAAGACACCATATGATAAACTCTATATTGTCAGGTCATTAGTACCTACAAGGGAGATTGGTTTCTTACCAGGTGACCATGAGGATAAAGCAAACCTCTATCAGATACCATATAAGAACATGGTTAGGTTCATGTTCAATATGCCTGATGACCCATCATTTGAAATGCTCTATGCTAATTTAAAACAGCAAGACACTATATCATTTTGGTCTACAAGTTTCATCCGTGGAACTACCATAGATAACAGTATAGTCTTAGTGGATGAATCAGAGAACCTAAACTTCCACGAACTTGACTCCATAATCACACGTCTAGGAGTTAACAGTAAGATTGTATTTGCAGGAGACGCTGCACAAACTGACTTGACAAAAGCCCATGAGAAAACTGGTATCATGGACTTTAAAAAGATTATTGATGACATGGATGAATTCGAGGGTATCGAATTCGGTATTGATGACATCGTTAGATCTGGTCTAGTCAAATCCTATTTGATTAGTAAGATGAACCTTGGACTTTAAACATTTAAACATACATAACTTTCCAGAGTTAAAAGCAACAACAACTACAAAGGGTAGGAGGTATCGTGTTGAAGATACTTTCTACCCTTCTGTTACGACTGTGATAGGGCATTCTAAAAAGAAGTCTATCATGGAGTGGAGAAACAGGGTAGGTGAAGAGGAAGCAAATAGGGTTACTAAACGTGCTACAACTCGTGGTAATAAGTGCCACAAACTTGCGGAGTTGTATCTTGAAAACAAAGATATAAGCAAATATAAGGATGATCCACTATCCATGGGTATGTTTTATCAGATCAAACCCCACATAGATAGTATCAACAATATACATGCAATAGAAGCACCTTTATCCAGTAAGTTGCTGAAGTTAGCAGGTCGAGTGGATTGTATTGCGGAGTATAAGGGAGAACTTGCGATAATAGATTTCAAAACCAGTACAAAGGAGAAACGTGAAGAATGGATACACGACTACTTTGCACAAGAGACAGCGTATGCTATAATGTTTCAAGAGCTAACAGGATTACAAGTTAAGAAGTTAGTTACGATCATTGCCTGTGAAACAGGCTCACCTCAAATATTTGAAATTTATGACAAGTTTAAGTATGCTCGCAAACTTAAAGGATATATTGACTCCTACCGAGAAGCATATGGCGAGTGGTAAGATAGATGAAGTCTTTGAAGAAAATTTTATGACTGCTGCGAAGTTCTCAGTAGAAATAGAAAAGATAGTCAAAGATAGCAGTCTCAACTACATCGAAGCTGTAGTACAGTTTTGTGAAGACAAGAATATAGAAATGGATGGCATCAGTAAACTGATATCAAAACCATTGAAAGAAAAATTAAAATATGAGGCACAACGTCTCAATTACATGAAGAAAACCTCTAGAGGTCTATTGAAACTGTGACAGGTTTTGAAGTTTACAAGATGTACCTTGCTCTGAAACTTCATTTTACTTCCAACACCTATGACTATTTTCAATATGGTGGAAATGCTAAGGCATCACAGATTTCTTTTGACCAAAGAAGAGATAAGTTCTTTTTTGTCAAATTATCAAGGAAGTTCAAGGACTTCGAGTTACGCGAATTTTTTGTAGCAAATTTAATCGCAGAGGATAAGGTATATCCTGCAACCCTAGTCAGAGAGGGTGCCAAGAATTATGCCGAGTATACCAAACGCAAACAGTCTCTGACTTATCACTTCAAGGAAGATGTGGCAGTACTTCACGAGGAATGCGAGAAGTTTGATGATCTCTTTAAGATACAGTCAGTGCACCCACCCTTGCTAAAAGCACATTTAGGTGGTAGAATATGTTTGGAGACATTAACCATCTTTAACAAGATCTTCCAGTATGCCCCTCAGTTTGATAAACATATCAAAGAAGAGATAGTCTGGAAGCCATTGAGGAACAAGGTAGTTAAATATGATCCCTTCCTGAGTGTAGACTTGGGTAAATATAAGAGAATAGTAAAAGCACAGTACTTATGAAATTTTTCAAGTCTGAGATAGTTCAAAGGGAACTCGAACAGATGCAAGAACTCTATCTAGAAATTAATAAGATGGGTTTATTGTTGAGCACAGAGCAGAAACGAGAACAACTTCAAAAGATGATGGAACTCATAAATCTACAGCAAACTATGTACATGCGTGTAACGTTATCTGACGATCCTGACGCTAAACAGTTAGTGAATCAAGTTAAACAAGCCGCAACTATGTTGGGAATGTCACCTAATG